AAGGTTATACGTTCGATCCAAATAATCCACCCGCCACAGATCAACCGCAAATAGTAAAAAATTCTTATCTTCTTCAAAAAAACGCGTACCTGATCCAATCAGATATAGACGCTTTTGTAAAAGGAGAGCAATCAGAAATATTGATTAAAGCTTTAATTCAAGAGGTAGAAGATCTTTCTTCGTATCTAGATGATTTATTCGATCCAAAAAGTCCATCGTCTATTTCAAATAAGGATTTACTTACAGCATTTCCTACATTGTTAGTAAGTAATTTATATCTCAATCAAGCTTTACAGTATTTTAGTGGAAGCGTTAATAGCTCTACTCTGACTACTGGAAGTATTCCGACTGTAATGACTTATGTTAACAATGTTAGAACTCACTGCGTAAAAATACAGTCAATAAACATATATTCTAGCTACGGATATTTCACAAATCCTGCGCTAGTCGCTAGCTCTAATGCTGTTAATTCAGTATTACAAACCCAACTAAAACAATTAAATGGCTTAATAGGAAATGATATTTCTAAATTAGTACCTACACTGCAAACTGTAAGACAACAAGCAATTGCAATAACTCAATACTGTAAAATGGTTTTATCCACAGTTAGAACTGCTCAATCTTACGTAAAAATTGCTACTACTTTAGTCAAAGTTTTTACAGTAATATCTAATTTTTTAAAGTCTTTACCGATTCCTAGTACTTTTACTGTCGTAGGTCTTAGCGTAAGATTTAGTGACGCTTTAAAAAAAATAGATGATTTAATTGATACTGTAATAAGGGATCTTACTTCTTTATCAGGACTATTAAATTTATTGGTAGCTACCATCTCAGACATTTCTGCGGATATAACAACAATCATTGACGACATATCTAAAATAATAGCTAATTTACAGTCTTGCTCAAATGCTCCAAAGGGCTTAGTAGACGACCTAAAATCTACATTAGATTCTTTACAAACTACAAACGATCAATTAAATAATTTTGTTCAAAATAGTTTAGATAAAGCAAATAATCTTAATATTACTTATGGAGCATATACAATTCAAATAATAAAAGAAGAGTTATTACAAAGTTCTGCGAATATACCAAGAAGATATGGAATAGCTTTAGATTCTGATGGAGTAGAAGTAGTAAAAACAACTCCCACTTTTGCATCTAACGACAACATCATAATAGAAGAGGTTAAATTACTTTTAGAATCAAAAAAATTGGTTCAACCAACGTCATTTGCATTATCTCCAAATCAACTGTCAATCGTTCAAAACGCACTTTCTTACGTGGAAGATAATACTATCAATGAAAATTTTAATACAGACATAAACATTGGATTGGATTCCCCGGATAATCAGGACGAAAACAGTGGATTGGGATTGAACGCATTTATGAACAAACAGAAAGGTGGGCCAGCATTAAGGTCTAGAATGAGAAACGCCATGAATGCGGCAAATTCTCAATTACAACAAAATCTTGCTACGGCAAACCAAGGATAATTTTAAACAAATTGATATTTATAAAATATGGCAACAAAAAAACAAAGCTCTTTAGCTAAATTAAGGATCCTCATTAGAGAGGAAGTTAAAAATGCGATCAGGGAAGAAATGCCCGTTTTGATCATGGAGGCTCTTGCTAAACAAAATAGATTGTTAGAATCCAAAAATAAACCAGGAATCAACCCTATACAAGAAACTTTTAAGCCAAAAAAAGCAACCATACCGGGAACTTTAAACACAAAACCGTTTAATCCGGCTAAACAATTTCAACAGGCACAAAAACCTTTCGCAGGTAAGGATCCAATGAGCCAGTTGCTGAATGAGACTGCGTCTTCTATGGTCCACGAAGACACTTTAGCATTCTCTACGGCTGACGTCGATATAGACCCAATGAGCTTTATGTCTAATCCGGACGCTCCTGTTGGGGACGTAAATGACATGTTGGCCGCATCTAGACCAAGTTCTAACATAGAGATGGTCCAAGTTAATGCGGTTCCTGATTTTACGGAGTTAATGAGTAAATTAAGAGCAAAGGGAGTAATGTAATATGGCGTACGGTCTAGCAAAAATACCAGCACTCGATTTTAAAGCCTCAACTTCTTTGGGGGTTAAAATACCATTTGCTGCTCCAAATGTGTTTACTCCTGTTTATACTTCAAGAGAACAGACTAAATATAACCTAATAAATTTTTTGCTTACCGATACTAATGAAAGACCTTTTAATCCTAATTTTGGGGCCGGTTTAAGAAGAATGTTATTCGATCCCATAACCAATTATAGTTTGGAAGAATTAAAACTTTCATTAACGAATAAATTAGAGGCCTATTTTACAAATATAACCGTAACTGAACTATCTTTGGTATCAAATCCGGACACTTACGAAGTAACCATAACGGTAAGTTATGTATTAAACAATAATAATCAGCAGGACACCGCAGTCATAAACATACAAAATTCATAAGATGCCTAATCAGATAGACGTCACGTATCTAAATAAAAATTTTACCTCATTCAAGTCTGACTTGATAGAGTACGCCAAATCTTATTATCCTACTGTTTATAATGACTTCAGTCAGGCTTCTCCTGGTACTATGTTCATTGAAATGGCAGCGTACGTAGGAGATGTATTGTCTTTCTATTTAGATAATCAATTACAAGAAACTTATTTACAATACGCAAAACAGTCAAACAATCTATACACTTTGGCTTACATGCTTGGGTATAGACCAAAAGTTACTTCTGCGGCAATAGTTAATCTAGACGTTTACCAACAAGTTCCTGCAATTACTATTGGAGGTCAATCGTACCCTGATTTTACTTACGCACTTACTGTTCAACCAGGAATGCAGATTCAATCAAACATTAACAATAGCACATATTATTATGCGGGTAATGTTGTGGATTTTACAGTGTCTTCTTCTTTGGATCCAACTAACGTATCTGTATACCAATTAAACGGAGGAGGGGTTCCAACTTCTTATTTATTACAAAAATCAACAGAGGCCATATCAGGCCAAGTAAAAAATAAAAATTTTTCTTTCGGAGCTTCCCAAAGATTTTCGACTGTCACTATAAATGATACTAGTATTATATCCATAATTAGCGCAGTGGATTCAAATGGTAACCAATGGTACGAAGTTCCCTACTTAGCTCAAGATTACATACTAACTCCTGTAGCTAATACGGCGGGGAATTATCCATCTTTAAATCAATATCAAAATCAAGTACCTTACATAATTCAAAAACAACAAGCTCCAAGAAGATTCGTATCCAGATTCACTTCAGACAATACTTTAAATATAGAATTTGGACCTGGAGTTAATTCTACTGCTGATACAGCAATTTTGCCCAATCCCAATAACGTTAGCGTGGGTTTTACTGGCGGAGGATTAAGCTATTTATCAAGTTCTTGGGATCCTACAGATTTTGTTACCACACAAACTTATGGTTTGGCTCCTACAAATACCACAATAACATTTAACTATTTAGCGGGTGGTGGAGCATCTTCCAATGCGTCCATAGGAGAATTGACAAAAATTGTTTCTGTGCAATACACAAGTCAAAACGGAAATGCATCGACGTTAGTAACAAATAACGTTAGTTCTTCAGTTGGCGGTGGAGACGGAGATACAATAGATGAATTAAGGATGAATACATTAGCGGAATTTCCAACTCAGTGGAGAGCTGTTACTCAACAGGATTATTTAGCAAGAGTATTATGCATGCCACCGATGTACGGTAAAGTTTCAAAAGCTTACGTAACTAAAAACGATCAAACATTTGCGAATTACGTAAACGGAGATCCTACGCAACAAAATCCCTTGTTGATTACCATGTACGTTCTCGGATTGGATACAAATGGAAATCTTGCAGAACCAACCCCCGCGTTATTACAAAATATACAAACTTACATTCAGGATTATAGAATGTTGACTGATTCTGTTAAAATAGAACAAGCTTACATTGTAAACATAGGCATTAATTTTGATGTCGTAACACTTCCAAATTATAATGGTCAAGATGTAATTTCAAGATGTATTACCGCAATCCAAGACTTCTTTAACATAGATAATTGGCAGATAAATCAACCGATCATAATAACTAATTTATATTCACTTTTAGATCAAGTTCAAGGAGTTCAGACTGTAAAAAATATATCAATAACGAATTTAACTGATCCAACTGGAGCAACCTATTCACCTTACGCTTACGATATAAGCGGGGCGACTGTGAATAACGTTATATATCCTTCTCTGGACCCTTGCATATTCGAAGTTTTATATCCAAATACGGACATTCAAGGCAGAGTAGTAACATTTTAATAATTAAACAATGGCAGTATATAAAATATTCGCAAACGCTGATGCATCACTGTATTCGTTTGATCCAGGAAAAAACACTGGTTTGGACGAAATATTGGAAGTGGGGGTTAAAAATTCTACAGCTACAACAAACGGTACGTATTTAGCTAGTTCTACAGAAGATATAAGAAGATCCATAGTTCAATTTTCAAACACAGAATTATCAAAAGTTCAGACTCTATGCACAGGTTCTTCTTTTCAAGCCTATCTTAGACTATATTTAGCAGAAGCAGAGAATTTAGCCACCACTTACTCCCTTGAATTTCGCCAAGTGAGTCAATCTTGGGACATGGGAACCGGTAAATTTGTAGATTATCCTGACACGACAAATGGAGTTTGTTGGAATTCTCCAACTGCGTACGTAACAGGTTCTTCAACTAGCTGGATTAATTCTAGTTACTATACAGTGCCTGGCGGAGGATCTTGGACTTCTGTATACACAACACAAAGTTTTTCTTATTCTAGTGATAAAGACGTGAATGCCGACATTACTAGCATAGTTAGTTCTTGGTTTACAGGTTCCGCGCAAAACTATGGAATATTGGTTAAATATCCAACTTTAATAGAGAATAATTCGGGATCTTACATAGAAACTAAATTTTTTAGTACTGATACTCACACAATTTATCCTCCGACTTTAGAAGTAAAATGGGACGATAGTAATTATGTGACGGGATCTTCAGTTACTACAGATGATTTTGTTGTAAATTTTGCGAATAATAAAAACGAATTCAAATACGGAACTCAACAATATAGAGTAAGATTAGCTACAAGACAAAAATATCCTACTAGGCAGTTTGTGACCTCGTCTATCTATTTGAATACTTTGTTGCTTCCATCAAGTTCTTATTGGGCAATACAGGATTATAAAACAGAAGAAATGGTGGTGGACTTTGACACAAAGTATACAAAAATAAGTTCTGACGGCACTTACAACTATTTTAATTTATACATGAATGGATTAGAGCCAGAAAGATATTACAAATTACTTGTGCAAACTGTGCTTCCATCAACAAATGAAAGTATAAATATAGATAGTGACTTGATTTTTAAAATTGTTAGGTAATGCAGCAAACAGTAAATTTAGTAAAGCAGGTATACGGGGTAAATACTTATAGCAAAGTAGTAGATACTAGTTTTTCAGAACTAGTAGCGCCATCTCCGGTAATACCAAGTTCTACAATAACAGTTCAACAATTTTTTGATTATTATAATCAACTATTTTATGACATACCTGTTAGTGGATCTACAAATTCCCATGTAGAACTAGTACAAAGAAGCTCTCAATATATAGGAGGCTCTACTGTAAGCGCGCAAGAACAAGCACTAGTTGATGAAATTAATACTTTAAGACAACAATTGGTTGATCTTAGTCAAACTTATTTAAACGTAAGTAATATAACCTCATAATGGAATTAGTAAACGTAATATACAACGGACAGGGAATAGAAGCTCAGCAATACAATAGCGCTGATTTAACTCTTATTACCAACAATTACATAAATACTACTTTTCTTAGTAATAGCGATGATTACATAGAAGCTTTCGTGTATGATACGAATAATAATTTATTGAATAGCGATTATAATATTACTTCATATACTTTACCTTCGCAAGCAAATACAAATGGTGGTACTTACGCGAGTATAAATTTGGATCCACAGTCTTATGTAACTGGGTTGGGATTTGACAGAGGCACTACAAATGTTCAATATAACTTTTTAAGAAATTTATTCAACTCTTCTTACGGAAATTTTTATTGGATAAAACAAATATCCACTTCCAGAACAGAATTAATACTTGCGTCTCAAACAATAAG